GTTAAGATACTCTGTGCTTTTGTTAAGCACTCCGTAGTCATCTTGTATATCGATATCATCTCCAAACGTTTCTGACATCAACTTTTTAACTCGTATGCTAGGCATTACAAGTTCAAAGTCTCCTTGCAGTTCATCACGTAATCGTTCAGCAATCTCAATTATTCTTTTCTTTGGAACAATGGAAGCGTCTTTACGTGTTCGTTTGATATCATGCCATGCACTCCAAACTATCCTGTGAACTTTCAATATCTTTGAATAGCTGTATTCAGCATCTCTATCCACA